AGAGAAATCAAAACCATTAGCTTTGTCAATAATCTGAATAGAGTTACCGACTGAACCAGTAGTTACATAACCATTCAATACCGAACGTACTGTAAAAGTAGTTGAAGAATTGAAGGTTATGTAGTAGGTCATAGAACCCTTTGCCTTGTTTAATTTAAACTGGCCCAGGTTTAGTTCCTTATTACCGTAGATGGTAGTAGGCCATGGCTTAATGTAGAACTTAGTTAGATGTAGGTAATCTACGGTTGACAGGTTATCTATCAGGGCATAAATATCTGATAACCTTACGCTTCCACCTATCTGAGCTTGCTCCGGAGAATAGGCATTATATAATGCTGTAAGAATTTGAGTTTGTATCTCGGGAGTCTTATAAGACTTCTTACCAGTAACTTCCATCTCTAGAATAATCTGAACCTTACCTGCAGATTTAACCTTTAACCATGTGGTCATAGGAGCTCTTTGAGATAATAGATTGTATACCCTATTGATTAATTCAGAAGAAGCAACAGCTCCACCATCGGGGCTAATATATACTGTAAGCTTTCTACCGCATTCATAATCGGCTTTAGCTTTGTTTACCCCATCAACCAACATGGCCAAACTTTCGAAATCCTCTTTGGTAATTGCTACTCCCAAAGTCTTTACACTCAAAGGTATATGTTCTTTGAGCATTGTAAAGTTTTCATAGTTTGAACCACCTCCGGCATCGTAAGCATTACTTACGGTAGCATCAGTAATTGAAGAAGAGATTACTGAAGGTACAGAAGTAATAGTATTACTCTTTACATTACCCTGAGTACCATTAGTTAAATAGAATACTACATTGGTTATCTTTGCACCTGCAGCGGGTTTCTTACCAAAGGTGCCATCTCCAAACATTATATAGGGGCTTAGAGATTCATCTACCGAAACCATGAAATGTTTATCGGTAGGTTTAGACTTTGCAAAGGTATCTACTAATACCCAGGTTTCCCCACCTATCTGTAATGACATAGAGCCTTGTTCGTAATACTTACCATTTGGTAGAGTACCCAGATGAATTATAACTCTATCTCCAGTGGGTATTACCATATTATTGAGAACGCTTGCAGTATACTTCTCATGTTGAACTATAGGTACTTTACAAGTAGTTACATTTGAATACCAAGTTACGTCTCTAGCAGATAACCAGGAATTACCACTAGAATCTGTAAACAGAGTACCTTGGGGTATAGTTAATTTAGCTCCGATAGAATTACCAGTAATACTTCTGGATAAGATTACATCTACTGTAGCAGCAATTGCTGCTCGAGCATGATAATCTACCAAAGCCCCATGTTTAACTACCGAATCATACCTTCTTGACGTAGATAGGAAGGTTTCCCTTGCCATGTTATCTACATAGTAGTGAAGTACTTCGGCAATTGCCGCAAATAATGAGAGGATGATAATTAAGATGTTCCCCTCCGAATAATCCGTTATGAGTTTCTGACCTTGAGGGTCTTTGAGTCCCATAAGGGATTCAACCAGCTTGGCCTTAATCTGTTGATAAGACCTCTGGTATGGGTTAAGCCATTTATTTGTGATTCCCATATTATTGTGTATTTAATGAATTATCCGACCGGTCATAGGTGATATCGAGGTACTGACTAGAATTTGTTCCATTTACTACATAGGTTACTTCTATGTGTATTTTTGCATCAACTCTAGTAACTGTGATATTTTGGAAGGTTATCCTTTGTTCCCAAGCACCTATGGCCTGTTTTAAAAACTCTTTAATTATAAAACTCAGGGCTTGTGAGTTTGGTTCCTCAATACATTGCCATAGTTTACTACCAAAGTTTTCCTGTCGAAATCTCTGGCCTATCATGTAATATAATATCGAACTTATATTATCTCTGATAAGTTTGAAATCTCCATTTACTGGGTACCAACCTCTTTCACCCTTTTCATTAGTTGTAAGTTGGATAGGATAAGTTACACCTATACCAACTAAGTCTGTAAAGTAATTCTTTTCCATTAGTGTATGCAGGTTTTATCTTCATAATCGTCTACAACGAATTGTGAGAAAGGTTTAATTACTTGAGTTACTGTAGGACCTGAAGAACCGGGTCCAGTAGTTACACCTGAGTGTACATGAGAATTGAACATACTGCGAAGTTGTTCTAGTTCTTGGATAGTTTGATTTAGTTTTTCGGTTAATTGAAAAATATTGATTACTCCACCATTTTCTCCAGTATTAAGTATCACGGAATCACCAGAAGATATGTTTATATCCCCATCAGCATTTATTACTATCTCTTTCTCCGAACGAACATTTACAGGTCCATTGAAATGTAAATTGAGTTCTCCGTTATCATCATCTATTACTATTAAGTTTCCTTCGGGAGTAACTATCCCCATTTTATTGGGACCATCCAGAGGTTGAGGTATTTGGCTCATTCCCCAACCATGGTATTCCCAGAGTGGTTTAGTTGGGTCCCCAAATTCAAAAGTAACAAATACCGTATCTCCCACTTTAGGGGCTAAGAATTTGAAACCAGAACTAATTGAACCATGTTGTCCTTTAGGATATGCCCAAGCAAATACTCCACCCATTACCTCTGGAACACATACCTTTACCCTGTTCATATGTTTCTCTACATCGTTATTATCAATAACAATGCCACGATAAACAGAGTAATACCGACCAAGACCCTCTAAGCCTTCGTCGGTTATTATCTTTGCTGTTTCGTAACTCATACCCTTATTTTTCTACATAGATTTGACTTGCAATTCGCTTATGCCTTTTAGCTATGTCTCGGTATACTCGATTAGCTATGGCCATATAATTAAACTTAACCCCATAATCTTCAGGCACTTGGATTTGTTTAACTGATATCTTACCAGGAATTAACTTACCCTTAGAGGTAACTGTATTACCTGTAGATAACACTATACCCTCTGCCAAGGCTTGGGGATTATCGGCATTTACTTCAGTATAATAAGCCTTCTTTCGAATAAACTCAGCTTGACCCTTGATATCAATTATGTCTCCCTTATCATTCAAGAAATGTTCATTATAGTATACTTTCTCATTATAAGTAAAGTTAAGATTAAGATTCTGAGAAGTACTTAAAGCTTTTTTATCTTGACCCTTTGTAGTTTTAGCATTAGCTTTAGCATCATTAGCTACGATGTTTTGAGTAGATAAATCGGTTTTAGAAGTTACAGAGCCAGACTTGGAATTGTTCTTTACTAATTCCATATTAGTTATATACCCTTGACCAGCGTCCATAGAATGAGTACATTGTTTTATATACCAAAGCCCTGACCAACGTTTTCCTACGTTATCTATACGGATTATTTGAGAAGTTGCTAGCATAGGTCTACCTACTACCTGAAGTTGACATACTAACCTTTTCTCAGTTTGCTTTAAACCACCATTGGCATTAGCATTAGCTGCCCAAGCATACTTATCGGCACCACCGTATCTACTAAATAAATTATGGTAAAGTTTATAAAGAGGTACCTTGAGATTTACCCTTTTCATGTGCCTTACCTTAACCCTCTTACCATATTGACCTTGGCCATAGTGTTTATTAGTATCAATCTCCATACCAGATAGTACTTCAGTATATGGGTCTTTATTTAAAGCTTCGAACCCTCTTTCTGATGCAGGTAGTACTCCCATTTGGAAATTGATACCAGAAGCTATACCTGCTCCGGCCTGTTTAGAAGCATAGCCTTCTGGATCATAGTCTAATGGGTCTACATATTCCTCTACCATAAACTCCATACCATCTTCGTCTTCGAAAAGGTATCTTTCGTACTCTAATAATTTCTTAAGATTAGCTTCTAATTCTTTACCATTCTTAGAATTTCTTAGCACTTGTTTAAGGGCATTCTTCTTATCATCAGGTAACTCGTTGGCTGCTTGATTAATGGTAGCTCGTACTTCTTCGGTAGACATTTCATCGAATTTTCTTTGCTTACCTGCTTCATAAGCACCTACTGGACCAACTGCTTCATATTCCTCTACTCGCTTTTTATATTCTGCAGTTTTTTCCATGTTATACTGAAGCTGAGTATCCCAAGCATCCATTACCTCAGTTGGTGTAGTGGGATGACTTCTGTAATCTTCAAACCCATTGCCAGTAATATTAGACACCATAAGGTTATCTACCTGAGCCACATGAGGTCTTAAAGCTAATGGAGGCTTATCCTCTGGCTCGTTTATATTAGTTGATAATACAGATAAATCTTTACTATCTGGGTCTAGAGATGGGGCTAATACTGCTTTAACCCTTTTAGTTATTTTCTGAGTAGCAAAAGATACTCTAAGTACTTCCCCATTCTCTCCTTGATATGTATAAGTACATACCGGTTCTTCATGGAATTTCCGATTATGTATATAGATAACACCATCCCTTGAATCCACATACCATGGCCCATTAGTGTACCCTTTCATCTTCTGTTCTAATTGAACTAAGACGTTCTTGCCCACTAATCCAAAGTCACTATCAATTAAAGCTTTTAAATCTTCTGGCATAGCTACTTCAGCTACTCCACTGTATTTATTAGCATAGAGTACTTTACCAGTAGTAGTACGGGTATTCTCTGTGGGTACCTGTAGTGACTCGTATACTTTATTACTTATTATCTGTTGTTCCATTACTGAAATATTTCTATGATTACACCAGTAGCATTCCCACAGCCATTGTCTAAATAGGTAGATAATTTATAGCCTTCCATATCCGAATGGACATAAGCAGGTTGATATCTTAAATCTCCCGAAGAATCAATGCACTTAATAGTTACATGAGTACCTGTAGAATCGAATACTGCCTCGAACTCTCTTACCTTAATTATCTTCACAGGTCCAGATATGAATTGGCCATCGGGATATATGTAACCCCATTGAAGGCATATCTGTTGGTTCTCCTGGATATCAGCAATGTCTACTGTATCAGGATTACCCGTATCAAAAGTAAGAGTAGCCAAGTTTTCTTTTTCTTCATCATATCTATAACTCCAGGTACTTATATACGCTCCAAGGGGTATACCTGTAATTGGATTCATTATAGGCATACCTCCAAAATTGAAAAGGGCCAAATAAGGTTGACCCATTCCATTATATAATATAGGTTTCTGTTTAGCTGCCATAAGTCGGTATTCTTATTAGGGTTCCCATTTCTAATTCCTTAAAAGGATTCAGTATCTTATTAGCTTCAGCTATAATGTACCACTTACCAGAATCACCATAGTACCTGAAAGCAATGTTCTGCAAGGTTTCCCCATCTTTAACGGTATGTTGAATATCGTTAGAGGATTCCGGTACTACTGGAGGTTTAGCTTCTAAGGAATAATCCCCATCGTTATACTTCAGAGCATAGGCATTATTATATGGGCTAGCTCCCTTTAGGTATTGGTTAACATCAATCATATTTAATACCTCCTGTCTTTTTAAGTGAATCGGAATTTATAAAATCTCCATAGGATAAGTTATATGCACTTACTCTCTTGAAAATTAATTCTTGAGTTGCTGCTGCAGGCAATAACCTACCATTACCAAAAGTAGCTGGCTTTCCAGGTACCCTTATTCGATAACCGTTCTGAAAGTTCTTCAGAGTATAAGTTGCTGAGGTAAGGATATAATTGTGGTTATCGAATATACCAGAATCCCCCCACTCAATCTTAACAATCGGAGGAGCAGCCTGGTAACCATTAGATTTAGACCATGCCTCTAATAACCTACATTTATTGATTACCTCTTCTGGATTTTCTGGGTCATTACAGTACCAAGACACATTGAATTGAATAATGTCTTCAGCTCCAGTAAAGTGATACATTGGTACATTGCGACCCATTGATTTAATGGTTGCCCATGTAGTTTCTCCCCTAAAGTCCAATTCTGGAGGTCTATTCTGTAGGGTAATATATTGAGTAGGGTTAACAGTCATGTTATATATCCTTACCTCATTCTGATATATAACATCTGCTTTAGCCTCGAAGTTTCTGTAATTAGTAGTATTCTTATTCCCTTTTGCTGGGTCTACTCCTTCACCTTCTTCTAATCTCGGAAATTGTAATTCCATTCTCCATTTAGCTTGGAGCTGTTTATTTACAACTGGGTTCTTAGACGATATCTGAGCTTCTCCCATTACTCCATTGGGAGTATAGAGTTTACCCTTTTGAGCATCATCTTTGGGAAGAGTAGAAAGAGTTCGATTGAGTAATATCCGAGCTCTCCATAGCTTATTTAAGGGACCAGTAAGAACACCTGCCGTATCTCTTGTAAGGTCATTGTACTTTTCAACAACCTTACCTGCTGCTTTATTTAATACTCTAGCCATAGTGTTTTAGTTTTATATTCCCATTACAAATGCAGCTCCAGTAAAATCTTGTTGAGAACCTGGAGCATAATCTCCAACTGCTTGACCATCTACTGAGATATTGATACGAGAATCTCTCATGCCTTCCTTGATAGCTAATCTAACAGCATTAATAAATCTCTCTTCATTCTGGGCTCTAATGGTAGTTGGGTCTTCTTTCTCTTTATTCTGAGCTTCAGTATTCCTATCTACTGAATTACTAAGGTAACTAATACCCTCAATTAATAAAGGAAGACCTACAGTAATTGCTAATCCCCAGGGTCCACCGAGTAATCCCATAAGTCTACCACCTATAGAGGTTAAACCTTTTATAGCACCTTGCCTAGCCACTTGACTACCAACTTGGGCACCTGCTCCAGCTAAAGCCCCTCCAGCTAAATTACCCGCCATAGTAGTTGCTAATGGTACTCCAGGATTTGGTGTCTTAACATATCTTCCGGTTTTAGTGTTATAAAATCTACCAGCAGAATTCATACCAATACCGCTTGACATCATTTGGAGTTGAACCATGGTTCTCATAAGGTTAACCATCCTTACCATGTGTGCTTCCATAATGGCAAACTGAGTATTAGTTTTTATTGCTGCAGCAGACATACCTTCAGTAGAAGCAGTAGCAATAGTCTGTAAATACCCAACAGACCTAATAATACCTCTTACAGTATTAAATCCTGCAACAATAGTACCTACTACTACTGCAGTAGCTCCTACTCTAAGACCAAAACCTCCAACCCAAGTTTCTGAGATAGAATTAATTACTTTGATTATAGAGTTACCCACATCTAGTACTGGGGTAAAGATTCTACCCAAAGCTGCACCTGCGGTAACTGTTAAGTTCTCTATACTTGATTCGAATTGGTCAATTACACCTGCATCAGTTTTAAGACGTTCTTCATTGAGTTGATTTACTGCCCCAATGTTTTGGTCATAAGTAGCAAGTATCTTACCCATCTTATCTCTACCAGAAGCAATATCCCTAAGTACGGGGAGCATACCACGATTACCACGAACTCCAAAGATATTGAAGAAAGTTGGTGTTTCAATTCGTGAAGGTAAATCTACTGCAGCCTTAGCAAACTTCTGATAGATAGTATAAAGGTCTATAAGATTACCCTGAGCATCGAAGAATTCATCTGGACTTAAGCCCAGGTCTGCTAAAGCGTTATAGCCTTTCTTTTTTTGGTTAACAAGAGAGAGTTGTAAGTAACGAATCATATTGGCCAGTGAGGTACCTGCCATAGAACCCTGTATACCCATATCACCCAATACACCAATGGCAGCAGCCGTTTGCCGAAGGTCTACTCCAGCAGTTGCCATATCTGCTCCTGCATAAGATATGGACTGGGCTAAGTCTGTCAAAGATATATTTGCATTAGTAACTGCAGTATATAAATCATCGGTTACTCTAGCGGCTTCCCCCATTGGGATTTGGTACATTGACATGATATTAGTCATCA